GTTGAATGCCATCAATGCCGAAGACAAGGATTTTCCTAGAGTTAATCCTAATAAGATTGATTTCAAAGAGATTACCGAGTACTTGCAGAACGCTCCTATTAGAGTACCTGCGCCGAAATGGAACAAGAATGCTTTGATTCCTTCAGTAAAAAACAGATCCTATTACTACGAAGATCAATTAGAAAAAGCATCCACAACGAGTCTGGCTGCAGGAGATAATTTTTTATTGGGAGTACGTAAGGGACTGGAAAGTAATATGATGGCAGCACAAGCAGACAACTCGGGCGTGCCTCCTCCAGGAGCTAAAGGTCAGCCAGGTGAAGGTCAGCCAGGTCAAGGTCAGCCAGGTCAAGGACAGGCGGCAGCAACTAATCCGATGGGCGGAGCCTTTGCGCCACAAAATACGCAAGCCAAAGCAAATATGCAAGCTCAAAGCAGAGCAAATAAATACCAGGCTCTATGGCCACAGGATGCATTAGGCCAGGGGATAGCACAAAAAAATGTCTAGCAAAGTTTTATCTCAACGGATCACGGACCACGAAAAACTATGCAGAATTATGCAGAAGCAAACTCAAAATCAATTGAAAAGCCTTCAAAAACAGATTGACCGCCTGGAAAAAATAATCATTACTTCAACAGGATTCGTCCTTGTAGGACTTGTAACACTCGTTTTTTCTTTATTAAAATTTCACATGTGATAGAAGAGCAGAGTGCAGCTCATTAAAGAACAAGACCGATTCATTGTTAAAGACTTTAAACGCCTTAATAAATATTCATACCAGAGTTATACCCGAGACGACGATCACGGACCACGAACTTATAAAGTCAACGATCTCAATCTACCTAGTGTTACTAATATTCTTCAATTCACTCAATCTAAAGACAAACAACGAGGCTTGGACAAATGGCGTGAACGAGTAGGAATTTTAGAGGCTTATGAAATTGCTAGAGCAGCAGCTAAACGTGGGACTGAGATGCATAAAGTTCTAGAAAAATATTTAAATGGAGAAGGCTATCTTAATCTTTCAGATGAGGGAGGGATAGCGCGTGTGATGGCCCACGAAATTATTCATAATCTAGGTGCTTTAAAAGTTATTTACGGAACTGAAATCAGTTTAACGGGAAAAAATAGATGGGCCGGTTCAACGGATGTCATTGGAGAGTATGATTATAAGCCTACTATTATAGACTTTAAACAATCTAATAAGCCGAAGAAAGAAGAATGGATAGATGATTATTATTATCAAATTGCAGCTTATTCTTTAGCCCACAAAGAGCATTATGGTCCTATCGAGCAAGGATTAATCGCTATTTGCACAGTGGCTGGTTTATATCAAGAATTCAAAATGGACGCAGCTAAACTAGATGAGTACGAAAATAAATGGTTAGAACGATTGGAACAATACGAAAAACAAAGAGAAGAACGCAAAGCAAAAGAAGATGAAAAGTTTGAAATGGTAAGGAAGGCTTATACTAAAGATGAGTCTTAAATTTTAGAAGAATCAAACCCTTTATCCCATTATTTCCCACTACAAAAATGGCTTTGCTTCTTCACCTAGAGTAGCAGCACTTAATTTTATTTTTCTATTCAATGCTGACATCACCATTACATCTATGGAATTAGGAACCATTAAGTCGATATAAGTGACTTTATCTTTTTGACCAATTCGATGTGCACGATCTTCACTTTGCCACCGAACTTCAAGATTGTAACTATTACTGAAATATATAACATACCGAGCAGCAGTAAGGGTGAGACCATAACCACCAGTAGCAGGATTACCAACAAGGAACTGACATCGAGAATCCCGCTGAAAGTTATTAACAGCATTTCTACGACCTTCGACATCAACTTCTCCGAATATCGAAACCACCGAATCTTTTCCATATCGGTCCTCCAGTGCTTCTTTAATTTGCTTTATATTGTAAACATAGTTAGCCCATATAATACACTTCCCATCACTCTCTTCCAAGATCGCCAGTAATTCCTTGAGTTTAGGATTATTTTTAAATGAATGAATAGTCCCTTCATCTGTCTTTAAAAATCCCTGACAGATTTGATGAAGTCTGAGGATTTCAGTAAGTTTGTTATTAAAGCTAACAGTTTCATCTTCTATCATAGCTCGAGCTTTCTGTTTGAGACGTTGATAAATTTCTTGCTGTTCTGAAGTTAAATTTACTGTTCTTTGCTGATAAACCTTTGGTGGTAAATCCAAACAATCTTCTTTTTTAACTCGGTAAGAAAATCCTTTGAGCTTTCCCTCTAATTCATCAAGATTAGTATAGTGTTTGGGAACCAGAACCTGGTTGCTTCCCATTTGAATCTGATGCATTACAGCATATCTACCCCTAAAAGTATAATAAGATTCAAACCCCAATAATGCTTTACTTAAAAAGGCGCATTGAGTATAAAGATCTAATGGAGACTTTGTTATGGGCGATCCCGTTAATATTCGTCGGTATTTTACCCCTCTACCTAATTTACAGATTGCTTTTGTGCGTAGTGCTGTTGGGTTTTTTATGGTTGTGCTTTCGTCAATAACCAGCATCATTTGATTTCCATTTAAATTAATTCTCTCTTGCAACCATTTTTGCCCCGATTTATGAGACAATGCTTCAACATTCATTAAGATATAAATTAATTTGATCGAACAAGACGATTTTGAAAAATTATTAGATTGACTATTTCTATCTAACTCTTTCTCATTGTCCATTTTCCAGCACCAGATATAAGGAGTTATAGGGGAATGTAGTTTAATTTCATCTACCCAATTGAGATAGACTGAATTAGGAGCAATTACTACACATTCTTTTATTTCATGGGTTTGCCATAAATAAGCAACATTATCTATTGTTACCTTTGTTTTTCCTGTACCCATTTCCATAAAATAAGCATAATTTTTCAACTGCCCTCCTTGGTTTAAGGCTATTCTTTGATGTTCATAAGGAGAAGTTTTGTATGCATATTTATGTACATGCTTTAACATAAAAAGTTTTTATATTTTTTAATTGCTTTCGTCAACTTAATATAGTATGAAGATGGGAAAAGGAGGATCTTATGGACTTAGAGGCAGAGTCAACCATAACGATTGATACAGCATTGTCATCAGACATTGCTAAATCTTGCAATAAGTTATTAGAAACTCAGAAGGAACTTAACACTCTTGACGATCATATAAAAACGTTGAAAGAAACAGAGTCCACTCTTTCTGAGCAAACTATTCCTGACTTAATGCATAGAGCAGGTGTTTCTTTAATTAAACTTAAAGACGGCTCGTCCGTAGAAGTTAAACCTTTTTACTCTGCTCGAATTCCTGTATCACGTACCGAAGAAGCTTTTACGTGGCTTCGCGATAATGGTCACGGGGATTTAATAAAAAATAACGTTCTGCTAACTTTTGGAAGAACTCAAGATAATGAAGCCAAATCTTTGGTTGCTGACTTAAGAGAAAAAGGGCATAACGTTAAACAAACCGAAAAGGTGGAACCTATGACTTTGAAGGCGTTTGTAAAAGAACAAATTCAAGAAGGTAAGGACGTTCCATCCGAGGTTTTCGGTGTGTATGTTGCTAGCAAAACAAAAATAATCACGAAGGAGGAATAATGCAACAAGACAACACGGCTCAGGCTAAAGAGCTCACGAAAAAGAAGCAAAACTTGCCACAAGCAATAGATTTGGAAGGCTCCGCTGGCGAGGGTCAAGAGTATGTTACGGCTCGAGACACTAAACTTCCAATACTCAAAATACTTTATGCAAACTCTCCCGTTTTAAACAGCGATGATGGTAAGTATATTGAGAGAGCCAAGCAAGGTGATATCTACAATGAAGTTACAGGTAATCTGTGGAAAGGAAAAGAAGGTATCATTGTAGCCCCTTGTTTATATTATAACACCTTTAATGAGTGGAAAGATAGAGGCGACAGTCCAGGACGACCTGTAAAAATACATACCGATCCTGCGATTATGTCTGAAACTACTAGAGGTGAAGATAATAAAGATAGGCTGCCTAATGGTAATTATGTCGAAGATACGGGGAATCACTTTGTTTTTATTCTGGACAAAGACTATATCCCTCAAGAACAGGCATTAATTGCTATGAAGTCAACTCAGAAGAAGAAATCTAAAGTCTGGAATTCGATGATGCAAACTCGAAGAGTGAAGGGTACTAAAGGTTTCTTTAGACCACCTACATGGTCGACTACTTATAAGTTGACAACTACTAAAGAATCCAATTCTCTAAATCATTGGTATGGATGGGTGGTAGAGTTTGATAAGTATCTTACTACCGTACAAAATGCCAAGACACTTGAGATCACACGCGAATTTTATAGCGGTGCAAAAGAAAGTGATATCTTTGGTAAGGTTGACTACTCGTCAACGGACATAAATCAAGAACCTAAGAAAACTGCTGTACCGTTTTAATGCTAAAACGGTTAGCAGATCTTTTCGAAGGAGATCCTGACAAGTTCATTACCACTTCGCTTACGGGCGAAGTGGATGAACGGGGAAAGCGCCAAGCGGAATACCTCACGATTCACGAACCTCTTACTAAAACTAAATGGCAACAACATTTAGACGGCAAAACGAGGATCGGATTACGACCAGAACATAAAGACAAAGTTAAATGGGGCTGCATTGATGTAGACCCTACTACCTACAAAGATTATTCACAAAAAAAATATGTTGATATTATAAAAGAATATCAACTCCCTTTAGTTCCTGTTAAATCCAAATCAGGAGGACTTCATTTATTTTTATTTTTAAAAGATTGGGCAACTGTTGAGGATGTAAGAAAAAAATTAGATGAATGGAATGATACCTTCTTTATGGCAAATGAAGTTTTCCCAATGAATAAAGCAGTAACAATGCCATACTACAAGATGAATGCAACAACAGAATTTGCCTTTGACGATAATTCAAATCCGTTGATGATAGGAGCATTCCTAGATCTAGCAGAAGAAAGAAGGTTAACAGTAAAAGAATTATATAATTTAAAAACCAATGCATACGAACCCGAAGCCGATTGGCAACACTATTCTCCATGTGTGCAAAAACTTATAACAGATCCCTGGCCTGGAAATAATCGCAATAATTTTCTTTTTAATATTATGGTTCTTGAGAATAAAAAGACCGACGGTAATTTAGATTTAAAAACTTTTCAAGAAATTGCAGTCCAAAGAAACAAACAATGTTTTGTTAAACCTTTGAGTGTTAATGAGGCCAAGACAGTTGCTAAATCAGTTAAACAAAGTGGTTATCATTATAAATGCCCTCCTAAACATAACGAGCTCTCTCCTATTTGCAATAAAGAATTATGCAAACTGCGAAAATTAGGAATAGGCCCACAAATTCCGGACATCATGGATGAATTTAAGGATATTATTTATACTCGCGATTCTAAAACAATCTATTTTAGTTTTACCTATAAGGAGCAACACATTACTGCCGAACCCGAAGATATGAAAGATGAAAAATCTTGGCGCACTAAATTATTAAAGTATGGAATTTATTGGATGACTCTTCCCCGCCAAAGAAAAGGACCACCCCTGTTTGAATTAATGTTACAAGAATTAACAAAAAGAGCCATCGAAAATGAACAAGCAAAATATACAGAGACAATCGAGGAAGAAAAATATGATGTTCTTAAAGCATTCTTTGAACAAACTATCGAACAAGACGATTTTGAAAAATTAAAAGATGGATATGTAGTGTTAGATTCTAAAACTAATATCTGTTATTTTAAGAGGAGTACTTTGAATAATTGGTTGTCTAGACCTGGAAATAAAAAATTTAAAAGCACTATGGAAGCCTTTCAATTATTAGGCTGCCAAAGACACGATTATTTTGAAGGGGTACAAAATGTTTGGTACGTGACGCTCCCGGAATTTGTAAAACATGTTACTATAAAACCTATAACAAAGACAACAAAGACAACAGAACTAGATGATGAATATCATACAGGAAAATTCAGAACTAAAGAATCTAAAAAACCTGTACCACAAGACAATTAAAATTTTTGGCCCACCAGGTACAGGAAAAACTTACACATTGGTGGAAAGAGTACTCAAAAGATATTTAAAAAAAGGAGTACCTCCTGATCAGATCGCTTTCATTTCCTTTACCAATAAGGCAGTTAACACTGCGATCGAAAGAGCTTTAATAGCTTTTCCTCAGTACACCACCAAAGATTTTGAAAGATTTAAAACATTACACAAATATTGTCGAAGATATTTTGAAGAAGAAGTATTTGATCCTAAAGATTGTATGATTGATTTTGCTCTTCAAACCAAAATTGTTAAAGAGAGTGACAAAAGATTAGCAGACGATAATTTTACTTATAAAGATTGGTCTCTTTCTATCTATAGCAAAGCTAGAAATATGCTCGCTAATCCTACCGAAATTTATAAAAAAGAATCCTACCAAAAGGACTCACTCGATGTTTTTATCAGAAAGATAAAGACTTACGAACACTACAAACAATCAGGAGGGGAAAGATCCTTCATTGATTTTGATGATATGATTGAAAGAGCTATTAACGAAGTAGAATTTCCTCCTTTAAAAGTTTTAATTCTAGATGAGGCTCAAGACTGTACTCCGTTGCAATGGTCAGTTATATATAAAATGGCAAATAACATTGATAGAATTTATCTAGCAGGAGATGATGACCAGGGAATATATAAATGGAACGGTGCCGATCCAAAATATTTTACTACTTTTTTTCCAGGGCGCAAAGTAAAACTTAGAAAAACAAAACGGTTTGGTGAAGCAATTCATCATTTTTCTCAAATTATTAGAAGAGGAATTCTAGATAGCGAAGAAAAAGATTATCAGTATGAAGATAAAGAAGGCTATGTAAAAAGATATTTAAATTTTAAAGAAATTCCTTTTTCCGACCTAGAGGGAACATGGTATATCTTAGGACGAATCAATAAAACCGTAAATGAATTAAGAATGATTGCTAAGGATGCGGGCCTCTACTTCGCTGACAATGACGGTAATAAATGTTTTGACCCCGCTCAATGGGAAGCTATTAAAGCGTGGACTAGAATCTCTACCGGAAAAAAAATTGATAAGAAACGGGCTCAAAAAATGTATAAATATATTAGGGAATTAAAAGATCCTGCGTATAGAACCGATAAATTTTGGAGAGCTGAACCGGATTTTAAAGAATATAACTTTGAATCCCTACTAGAATGGTCGGGATTAAATATACCTAAAACTTCTCAAAAGAAACAATGGTGGTGGGTCCTGCGAAGAAATTTTACTCCTAGACAAGTTATTTATTTTTTAAGGTTGCTAAAAAGATATGGGCAACACCAATTGGATGAAGAGCCTCAAATTATTATAGATACCATTCATTCAGTTAAGGGAGGGGAAGCAAATCATGTAGTCCTTTATGGAAAAGGAAACTTTCCTTCTAATTATAAAAGTAAAAACAAACAAGAAAAAGGTGATGAAAAAAAAGTATGGTATACAGGCGCAACTCGTGCTAGAAACACGATCCACCTATTGAGCACGGATTATAAATATAACTATCCATTGGGAGGAGATTATTTAGTATATGTTCAGGAAACCTGTAGATAAAAATTATTACACTCACCTCAAAGAAATGATAAAAAAAATAAAAAAAGAAACCAAATGGAAAGACAAAGACATTTTAAAAATAACAGCAGAGGCCCAAATTAGATTGAAAATAAAAAAACCCGGGGAGAAGCAAATAAAAACAATATCAGAGCAATCACAGGAGGAATTAGAACCTATTGTATCCACATCAATTACTAGCCCTATGTCAGATGATTAATAATATTTTATTATGGATTCAAAAAGTTTCAGGACAAGTTAACTCGTGGGCCTGGACGAAGTGGAATAAAAGAAATAGAAAATGACTGATAAAGATATGTTTAAAGATATGACGTATGAATCACTTAATAAACAAGTAGATGGTACTCATTATAAAGGTTTCAAAATTGAACCTGCTCAATTTATTTCAGAAAATCATTTAGAGTGGGCAGAAGGAGAAGCTATTAAATACATCTGTAGACACAAGCTTAAAGGAAAAGAAAAAAGTATTGATAAAGCAATTCATTGTTTAGAAATAATTAAAGAAAGAGATTATTCGTGAGTTTACAGCTTTCCATGAATTTTAAAAAACACATCTGGTCTTGTCCTGCAGAATATAAAGATCTTTCTCACGCTAAAGAAATAGCAATTGATTTAGAAACTCGTGATGAGGGAATTGGTTCTGGCCAGGGGGCCGGTTGGGCAACTGGTAACGGAAATATTATCGGATTTGCAGTCGCCATCGAAGGCTGGCAGGGCTATTACCCTTTCAAACATTTTGGCGGCGGCAATATGATCCCCGCTCAAGTTAAAAAATATATAAAAGATGTGTGCGCCTTACCCTGCACCAAAATATTTCACAATGCTCAATATGACATAGGATGGTTAGAACAAGAAGGATATAAAATTAACGGAGAGATCATTGATACAATGGTTGCTGCAGCCATCGTGGATGAGAACCGATGGTCCTACTCTTTAAATACTTTGTCCAAAGATTATTTGGGGGAAATTAAAGCAGAAACCGATTTAATTATTGCAGCTAAAGAACACGGCGTAGATCCCAAAGGCGAAATGTGGAAACTGCCTGCGGAGTATGTCGGATTTTATGCTGAACAAGATGCACGACTCACGTACCTGTTATGGCAACAACTTAAAAAAGAAATTATTCAACAAAGTTTAGAAACGATTTGGGAGCTCGAGTCTAACCTACTCCCAGTATTAATAAAAATGCGTCAGCGAGGTGTACGAGTGAAGGTACAACAAGCTGAATCATTACGATCAAAAATGCGCATCCAAGAAAAAGAACTACTACAGGAAATAAAAAAAGAAGCAGGGTTAGGAGTAGATATTTGGGCAGCACGCCAAATTGCGACAGCTTTTGATAAGCTAAAGATAGACTACCCACGGACTGCCAAAACACACGAGCCATCATTTACTCAAAACTGGCTGATTAATTGTAAACATAAAATTGCTAAACTTATTGTAAGGGCACGCGAAATAAATAAATTTCACAATACCTTCTTATCTTCTATCATGAAGTACCAGGTCAAGGGAAGGATTCATGCTGAAATAAATCAATTAAGGTCCGACAACGGAGGCACCGTCTCAGGAAGACTCTCGATGTCCCATCCTAATCTTCAGCAGGTACCGGCTCGGAACAAAGAATTTGGTCCTATGATTCGATCTCTATTCATTGCAGAAGAAGACCACGAGTGGGGGAGCTTTGATTACTCACAGCAAGAGCCACGAATGACGGTTCATTATGCAGCCTCTATCGGTGATGGCTATGAAGGAAGTACTGAATTAGTGGAAGCTTATCATAAAGCGAGTACCGACTTTCACCAAACGGTCGCTGACCTGGTAGGAATAGACAGAACTCAGGCTAAGACTATAGGGTTAGGCTTAATGTACGGAATGGGCAAAAATAAATTGGCTAATTCGCTAGGATTATCAAAAGAAGAAGCACAACTGCTAATCTCAAAATATAATAGAAAGATACCCTTTGTAAAATTATTGTCTGAGAGGTGTATGCAGACCGCCAGCGAAAAAGGTGTTATAAGAACGAAGAAAGGTAGAAAATGCAGGTTTAATTTATGGGAACCTAGAGATTTTGGACTTCACACTGCTGAAACATTTGATAATGCCGTAGCTAAGTATGGAAGAGACAATATAAAAAGAGCTTATACTTACAAAGCATTAAACCGGTTGATTCAAGGATCTTCAGCTGATCAGACTAAGCAAGCCATGCTCGCTTGCGCAACTGCTGGGCATCTTCCCATCTTACAGATTCATGATGAGTTATGCTTCAACATTCAGAATAAAAAAGTAGCAGACGAAATTAAAAAAATTATGGAAGGATGTATCGAATTTAAAGTACCCTTTGTGGTAGATAAAAAATTAGGAGACTCCTGGGGCAATGCCAAATGATGAACTAGCTTATTTAGCGGGAGTGTTTGATGCCGATGGATCCTTCGGAATGTGGTCCAAAGGTGAGGGAAAAAATAAACAATTAAGAGTGTGCGTGGATATGTCAGATGGAGATATAATAATGAAATTTCTAACTTTTTTTAAAGCAGGTGCAATCTATTCAAGAGTCCCAAAAGACCCTAATCATAAATTAATGTATAGCTGGCGTGTTACTCATAGAGACACAGCTATTTCTATTCTAAGAACGATGTTTCCTTATTTCTCTAAAAGAAGACAGGCTAAATTTCACGAGGTCGCTGGTGGCTGAATTACTTACCACAACTGACGGATCACGGACCACGGTCCATCCTTGGTATCAACTGATCAAACATAGACTTATTCATATCGAGTTAAGCAAAATCCAAATTATTCCCAACGTCGCTATTTCAATTGACGAAGACTCTAGAAAAGAGTTTCAAAAAGAAGGAATGCTAGTTCCTATTATTATAGATGAAACTAACTTACTGGTGGAAGGAGCTAAAAGACTTAAATATTTTAAAAATGTAGGTAGTGATGCTCTGGTCTATCAAGCCAAAAGTACTGATGAAGAAAATTTTTTAAAGAAATTAAATGAAAAATGTTTCCATCTTCACCCTAATATATTTGATTGGGGATTTATGTTTGAAAAAGATATGCGCAAGTATACCAACAAGGTATTACCCCTGTTGCAAGAAGGCGTAACACCTTCCCTAGTTAAGTAGCGATACTTGGCTTGTTATCGTAATCAACATTTATTTCAATTTGTGTCTTTAGGTCTTTTATCTGAAATGAGGCCACCTTCATCTCGTCCTGTTGACCCTTCGTAGCCAACTGAGCCCATTTGTGCTCTAAGTTTAGCTTCTCTTGTACCATCTGTTGCAACGCCATTAGCAAACTCCTCGTACGTTAGGCGGACAGTCTTATTGGCATAAAAACCCTTCGTATGTTCAGGTATGGTTTTATCTACCTTAATCTTGCCCTGTTCAACCAGCTCTACAAATCGTAATAGAGCCGCTTTATCGTCCGCTGCTTCCACATTCCCATTTAAATAAGAACCATATACAAAAGCTTGGATACGATATAGCTTCATAAGCTACTATAAGACATGCTGGGGCGGTGTGTCAAGGTTATTGCCATATGATTTGATGAGTGGTTGAGAGATCTTTGGGGATGCAATTTATAGTCATTTCTGTGACATAGGACCCTTTATTTTTACGATTGAGCATGATTTTGGTACCAAGGTACTCGGCTCTGTCAATACAGCTCTGAAGGGTGATATGCTTTGATTTCTCATACTCATATATGTTGCCGCATTCCTCCTTCAATTCCCCCGTGTGGTAATCTGTAGCCCAGCATAGATGGCCTAACAAAACAAACTGATATAATAGTTGCATTTTTATAGCGGAATTCCTGGTGATTCTAATGAATCTTTTTCTTCGAAACAACGAAATTTTACGTATATCCTATCTTTATTAATTATGGCTTTTCCCAGCTTTTGGGTCCAATTATAGCCTTCTTTATAGCCTTTTAGCATGCAACTCTGGATATCCGTAAAAACAGCATCATGCTTTAAGGGGGGTAAACAGATATTTGAAACCGAGCTACAGATATATATAATTAATATTATTTTCATGTTGACTTTATATTCTATCCCATCTATATAGGAAGTATGAAATTAAAAAGTAAAAGTTCCTTATTTCACAATATCATAACTGAGGTTGACCAACAACTAAGTGTCATTCCAGCACATGATTCTGATGGAACCCAGTTGGAAGATTCAATAAATTTTGATACCTACCGGGATAGCTTAAAGGAACTAACAGTCACAACAAGGAACGAAAAACAAATACAGCCCATCCACACTAGCCTGGCGACAGATCTAGTGCATGATGAGCTGGCAACAAGAAGGGAAGAAAATGGAACCGGGTCTTAACTATTTTATATTAGGAATTTTTATATTGGGCATGCTGCTTTCCCCAAAATTATTTTTAGTTCTAATAGGCTACTTAATTTATGGAATAATTTACTAAATGGTTGATTTTATTATAAATAACAAGGAAATTATTATTATTATTTTTGGCGTAATAGGCACCTTCTGCATGTTGCAGGGTAGATGAACTATATTATTAACTCAAAAGGAGTATGTATGACAAGAGAAATGAGAAAAGACAGGGAAACAATGGCCACTACAATACCTCAAGCAGATGTGGCAACAACAACAAATAGGACACTAAACACGATGGACGAACTAGCGTATAAAGAACTGGAGACCGAGAACAAGAACCTAAAGAATTCTCTGGGAGAGGGTGCCGACAAGATCACTGTGCTTCAGTTGCGATGTGACAACTATGAAACAATGAGATTAAAGGCTTTAAAACTATTACAAGAAATGAGAGATATCATAGATAAAAAGGAGAAAAAATGAACATTAAGAAATGGAAAAGCGTTGCAGTCAAGATTGAAGACTACAATCTGCTGAAAGGAATGTGCAAGGAAAAGTTTAGAGCACCTGCAGGAATGATATCCAAACTGGTGGACGACTATATTAAGTTTTGTGCTAAAAAAGCTGGTGTATCCGTAGAAGCTTACAAAAAGAAACTGAATGGCAGCTCAAAATAATCACAACAATGATGGCGATGGAGTGCAGAGCGCCGATGTGGATCGAATCAAAGGACTAGCCAAAGCTAATCCCCCAGGCATAGAAGAATTTACCGTTCGCTTTAATGCGATTGTTAAGTCGCTAACTTTGTTTGTCAACGGAGTGGAGCGCAATCATATCAGGTTGCCTGAAAAAGGATTAGACAAGTTTGAAGCCTGTCTTAAACTTATCAAAGATCAATTTATTGCATGGCGAAATCCAAAAAATTAAAGAAAAAAGAATATACCGATGAAGAAGATTATGTTTATTGTCTAATGGGTTGGTTAGTTGCTAATGCGGATGATGATTTGACTAAAAAATATTTGGATCATAGAAATAGAAGATGTTTTAAATTTTCTTTAGACAAAATTAGAGATCATTTAGAAGAAACCGGATGGTATGAATTTTCAAGTAAATATTTTACTGAGGAAGTAGGAAAACCAAAGGACCTACATATGACTAAACAAAAAGATTTAATCAACCATATAATGGCTGCAAGCTCCAAGCAGCAAGCTATTGACGAAACGGTTCCACACAACGATATAGAAGAAGCTACATTAGACACCACACTAAGCAAATATGCGGATGAGTGGTGCAGGGACAATGGTTATCCCCTTCCTAAAAAACGAAAGCAGAGTGTCAAAAAAGCTTAATAAACATACAGAAATCAAAGATTTTCAGCAGTACTGGAGAGAGGATAAACCTTGGGGAATTCAGATTAGAATTGCCACGACAGACAAAACCTATACCATTGATTGTAAGTGGAGAAATAGAGTAAGATTACCTGACGGGAGAGTTGTATCAAATGTACTTGCAACTAAGATAAAAAATGGGTAGTAAGGAATTAGTATATAAAATTTGCGAGCCTTGCAACGGAAATGGATACGTGCGTGGAAGTATGAAAGCTACTGGAACTTGTATCCACTGCAATGGCTCAGGACACACGGAACACGGCCCACGGATCAGTAATTATTTATTTCGTAATATTATTAAATGGGTAGAGGATTATATTGATGTCGAGGAAATCGAAGGACCATATCACTGAGTTTGCAAAAGCTCTGGTTCTCCTTGCGAGCACTTTAACAAAATCCAATTACGATAAAATAGTTAATGTCATGTTTGCACTTCATAATGGGGTGTCTTTTGGTTATAAACCAGAGTTTGACCCTCAAATGATGACCGATGCCCAAGACCTCTATAAATTTCATTCTAAAAAACATAAAAATAATATTGTGAAACTAAAATTAGTCAAGGGTGGGAAGGGGATGAATGTTAAGCTATAATTATTCCATGAATATTTTTGAACATGATCAGAATCTCCTAGTCATACCTAGACAACAAAAATGGTCAGGCGCACAGATCCACAGACTACTGGAAGATGTGGAAAAACAATTTGAGGTCGCTTCTCGATTAAATATACATCCGGAGGTTCAATCTCATTACCGTGAATTATTCACCGACCTTATTAAAACTTATGGGCATTGAAATTGCACAATCATTAATTTCTGCAAGTCATCACTGTCCTGAACAACGTCTTTGGCGTCATGTGTTATTGAACGCTGTTGAAGATACGCGGATCACACACTCTGATCGCAAATCAAGTATACATAAAATGGCAGCGCACGATTGGATCACAAAAGAGAACCAAGATTTTAGTTGGGTCTGTTGGCAGTGCGGATGGGATCCAGAAATTGTAAAAGAACAATATTTTAGAGCAGTAAGAAAAGGCGTAGTGACCTTTACTCACCGCCAAATTAAATGGGTAGAATATTATAAATTATATTTGGGTCTTAAAAAGGAACCGAATACTGAAAAAAGACGGGATCTTAGAAAGCGTGTAGAAAAGCTTAGATGGGACGTAGTTAGAACCACGACTGCCTTAATTAAAATGTTTATTGTTGAAAAGAATTTATTGAGTAAAACCTAGGGGAAAGCGCCTAATGCAGACCCCTAGGAAAAGGGAGCTGTTTATGAAAATAAAAACAACTTCATATTCAACCCCTAGCAGAATTTCACTAAATATGCAATAGCTACTCTATATGGGGTTAAAGTCTTTTACTAACTCCCAAGTTTCTTCAGCGTGCTTTTCATTTTCTGCTTGCTCAAATGAATCATAGGCTTTACCTATGAAAAAAGCCGCAACCTTCGCCATACTTTGTGGCATTTCAAATCTATACTCTGCTAAATGCTTTAATTTAGTGTAGCTATCTATACTGAGTGCAATAGATTTAAAGTTGTCTATATTCATAATCTTACCTCCAGGCTATTTGATAGTTTGGTGAGATAGATTGTCAAATCTTAATTCTTACTATACCCCTTCCTTACACTAAAAGTTTTTAAAAACTTTTGTTTAGCAAAAACACCATAATTTTAAGAAAATGGCTTAAACACTCACTTTCTTTAAGAAAAGTTTTAAGAAAAATTCTTAAAAGTTAAGAAAAAATAGGTAAAAACCTACTTTCTTACGGTGAAAAAATGGAAATATTTCTTAAAAAATATTCTATGCTATAGTGAGGGTATATGCCTGCAAAAAAGAATGTATTGAAAACTACAATTGAATTGACTGCTAAGCAGCGAACGTTTGTGGATATTTTAGTAGCGAGTTGGGGAAAGATTTCAAAAGTGGAAGCAGCTCAGAGAGCTGGATATAAATCCAATAAAGCTGAAGGTCCTACTGAGACAGCTAGTAGATTAACCAGTCCGTCTAAGAATCCCCATGTATGCAGGTATCTAGAAAAAAGACTACAACAGGAATTACAGAAATACGAGAAAGATAAATTATTAGATTATAAAAAGTATGAAGATTTAGGCGACCGTGCTGCTAAAGCTGGTCAGTATACAGCAGCAATCAATGCTTTGTTTAGAAAAGGACAAATGTCCGGATTTTTTATTGATAGAAAAGAGATTAAACACATGGGGTTGGAGGGCATGAGTCGTGAAGCATTGGAGAAAAGATTATCGGAACTCGAGAGAAAAATTGGGGAAGGTAAAGAAATCATTAACGTCACGCCAGAAAAAATTACTGCAAGATCCTAGTAAGTTTTTTCAGGTGTTCCATGAAGTTCATAACACCCACTTATCTACCAAGATTGGTAGGGTGACTGTGAGGATTAATGAAGAAAAAGATTAGTGTTAATAAAAAAGCAAAGCGAGAGCTGGATAGATATCCATTGGTTGAGGTGCATTGGACTGATATTATATCAGACTCGGCTTGGCAGAATATTATTACCTTTGCTAAGGCCAAACTTCCAGTTTGTGTGACGAAGGGGCATTTACTGTCTCAAGCTAAAGGGCTAACCAGGATCTTTGGGGATTTTGCATTAAAAGACCGGGCGGACGGAGAAATAGAGGAGATAGGAAATACTACTATTATTCCTAATTCTGTAATATGCAAAATAACAAAATTAAAATAAAGATTAAAGCTTTTATAAAATGTCTGTGGATATGTGTCACGGTAATTATGTGGTTTATATTATTTCCTTTCATTTACCTCTTTGATAGGTTATTTGGAGGTTGGAAGAAATGAAAGATCCAAGAGATAATATATTTATAACTATTTTTCTAGGCTTAAGCTTTATGGTAGTCCTGGCGCTTTATATGCTGGCACTAGGGAAGTGCTACGGATTTTAAGAATGATGAGTGATAAAGATATAAAAGAATCAAAAAATTCTGAAGCACCTCCTAAAGTTCCAGTTAATATTTTAAATTGGGGTCCGTGCGTTATGCATTTTAAAATCAGTGATAAGTTTCATAAGATGCTAGTGGAAGATGGGGCTGAGATGAGAAACCAAAACAGAGATTATAGAATGAAACTGGCTGGTCACATTAGGGAAGAATATTCATACTCTGATTTAAATAAATATGTTCCTTATTTATCGCGTACGATGAAATTATATGAAGAAGCTGTTAAGTTGTGGCGCAATAGTAAAGTATCGGCTCCTGATCCTAATAAGTATTTTCTTAAATCTTTGTGGATCAATTACCAAAAAGAAAATGAATATAATCCTCCTCATAATCACAGCGAGCGGTATTCTTTTGTAATATATCTTGATATACCCGAAGCCCTACAACAGGAAAATAAAAACTATGTGGGTACTTCAACTGGCCCAGGCAGTATTGTATTTACTTATGGAGAGGGGAATAGTGAGTATATTACTTTTCAATCCTATTTTCCTAAAGCTAAGGATATGTTTGTTTTTCCATCTACATTAACCCATTATGTTGCTCCATTTAAGTCTAAATGCGAGAGAATTTCAGTTTCTGGAAATGTTTTGACGGATATTCCGCTAAATATTGTGCCGGAAGATATGGAAATAACGGTGTTGGAGGATAAGCCTGGCGCCGCTCCTGTAAAGCTTGGTCTAAAATCTTGACCTAAATTAGAATGGCTCAAAAGAGAGAATCTAAGCTGTGGCAGAGGATAAAAAAATTAAGGCTGGATGCGCAGATATTCCGCATAGAATCTAATACTATTAATGGAATTCCCGATGTTTATATATTGTATAAAGGGCGTTCGGTTTGGTTGGAGCTAAAGTCAAATGATCTCAAGAATTATGGTCTCAGCAAGTGGCAGATCAATTGGCATTTGACTCATTTGAAAAATGGTGGAATAACATATATCTTGGGCTCGGGGGTCGAGCACCGAG